CACAAAGCCGTGATTCTGAGTCGCAAGGCAATGCTTTACGACCAGATGATGACTAAGGCGAAAGCCGCCGCGCAAAAGGTCGCCACCCTGCCACAACGAGTCGAGAGACCCGGCACGACGACCGAGCGAAACCCGATGGATGGACGCACGAGGGCAATGCAACGCCTCGCCAAGTCCGGCAGCGTGGAAGACGCAGCAGCAGTGTTTTCGTCACTTCTTTAACCCTTAACGCTGAGAAGCGCTGGAGTTTTTAAATGGCAGCCCCTACCAATACCTTCCTCACGACCGCCGCTATCGGCAACCGTGAGGACTTGACCGACACGATCTATCGGATCACCCCGACGATCACCCCGACGCTTAACTTGGCCTCCAAAGCCAAGGCGAGCAACACCCTGCACGAATGGCAAACGCAAGACCTTGCCGCCGCCGCGTCGAACGCGCAGAACGAAGGCGACAACGCCTCGGCCAAGACCGTCACCCCGACGGTCCGCCTCAACAACCGTACCCAAATCTCCACCAAGACCGTCATTGTCTCGGGCACGCAACAAGCCATGAACTCGGCTGGTCGCAAGGACGAAATGGGCTACCAGCTCTCGATGGCGTCGCTTGAACTCAAGCGCGACATGGAACTCGGCCTCACGCAGAACAACGTGCTTGCTACGGCACCGCGTGCGAGCCGTGGTCTGGTGGGCTGGATCGTTGACAACGTGGACACGGGCGTCGGTTATGTCGCCTCCTCGTACACGGGCAACACCGCGCAGACGGACGGCACGCAAGTCCCGTTCACCGAGGCTCGCCTCAAGAACGTGCTTCAGAAGCAATTCTTGGCTGGCGGTATGCCTGACACGGTGATGCTTTCGCCTGCTGCCAAGCAGACGTTCTCGTCCTTCACCGGCAACTCGACCCGTTTCGACAAGGGCGAGGACCAGAAGCTGTTCGCGGCTGTTGACGTTTACGTCAGCGACTTCGGCGAGCTGAAGGTGATTCCGAACCGCTTCCAGCGCGCTCGTGACGTGTTCATTCTGCAAACGGACAAGATCGCCGTGGCGTATCTGCGCCCGTTCATGCAGATCGAGCTGGCAACGACTGGTGACGCACAGCAGCGCGAGCTTGTGGTCGAGTACTGCATGGAAATGCGTGCTCCGAAGGCCCAAGGCGCCGTGTACGACATCGCCTAAACCAACGGGGGCCGGCTAAGTACCGGCCCCTATTCCTTCGGAGTTATATACATGGCAATCGTTCTCAAGCAGTTGGGCGATAGTTCGATGGGGTTGGAGGGTCGGGCTGGTGATGCCGGCGCTTTCATCTTCATCAACATCCCCTACTCGTCCACTTCCCCCCTGTCGCTCTCGGGCGCAGTCATCCCGCGCACTTGCGTGGTTCAGTCGATCACGCTCTCCCCTGACGTGGCCTCGACCAATGCCGTGACGGCTCAAGCCTTCGCTGCACCCACCACTGTCTTGCTCGCTTCGGGCACCGCTCTCGGCGCCGTGATGGTGACGAACGGCGCTGTTGGCGCAAACGTGGTTGGTGCCTTGTCTGCTGTCGCGGGCGCTCTGCTCGTGCCGGCTGGCTCGCGTGTCGGTATCGTCATCTCGGGCGCCTTGGGCGCTGCGGGCTCTGGCGTCGCAACCATCGGGCTGAACCCAGCCTGACCCCCTGCCCCGGCTTCGGTCGGGGCACCCCTTTTATCTCTTAACGCTGAGAAGCGCTGGAGTTCTTATGTCGAAGACCTATGCGTTCTCGCCCACCATCGTTAAGACGGGCGCGAACATCACGACCAGTGCTGCCAGTGCTGCCGTGACGATCCCCACCAACCTGTCCGGCCTTCCGCCGAGCTACGTCCGCATTTCGGCCACCGCTGCCGCCTACGTGAAGATGGCACCGACCGCTGCCGTTGCCGTCGCTGGCGATATGGTGGTGCAGCCGGGTGATGCGCTGATTGTGTCGGTCCCCGCAGGCGTTACCTCGATTGCAGCGCTGCAAGTCGCAGCCGCTGGCATCGTCCAAGTCTCGGCCCTCGAAAACTCGTGAAGACGATCCAGACGGGTCTGCCGGGTCTGACTACGAAGATAGCCCTGCAAGACGGCAACCTCATCACGGGGACGGAGCAGGACTGCACGCCCTTTGTCGAGGACGTCCACAACCGTGTCGTCGCAGAGGCCACCGGGACCAAGGATGTGAAGCACGCCGCGCGCCTGCCGAACGTCCTGATTGAGCAGTATTGCAACACGCACGGCATCGGCTTCGATGAGTTTATGCAGAACCCGGTCCATGCGCGGGTGATGTGCAATGACCCGGCGCTTGCCTCCTTTCGCATCTGGTTCGGGCGCGTATGAGCATCACCAACTACACCGAGTTGCAGGCGAGCCTTGCCAACTGGCTTCACCGCTCCGACCTGATCGCGCTGATTCCCGACTTCATCACGCTTGCCGAAACGCGCATGAACGGAACGTTGGTGTCGCGCAACATGGAGGTCCGCGTGACGCTCACCTGCACCCCTGCGGTTCGCTCGGTGGCGTTTCCCAGCGACATGATGGACATGAAGCGGCTTGCAGTGATCGACTCCGACCCCGTTGGCGTTCTCCAGTACAAGTCACCCGATCAGTTGATGGAGGACAACGCCTACATCACGGCGGTGGGTCGTCCTGCGTGCTTTACGGTTGTCGGCTCAACGGTTGAGCTTTCCCCGACGCCTGACAAGGCCTATCCGCTCGAATTGATCTACATGCAGCGCATCCCCGCGCTCTCGAACACCAACCCGACTAATTGGGTTCTGAATCAAAACCCGAACATCTACCTATTCGGCGCCTTGATGTCATCGGCCGGCTTCACTCAAGACGAAGAAATGCATCCGCTGTGGGAGAAGAAGTATCTCGCCGCCGCTGATGTCATCAACAACGTTGACTGGTACACCGGCTCGACCATGAGGGTGAAAACGCGGTGATTACCGTACCGTCAGCGGGTGAGTACGGGCTGATCATCGATGCCCTGCCGCAAGAGCTGCCCGTGAACGGGTGGAGCTACGCGCAGAACATGCGGTTCCGTGACGGCTACGCAGAGCGCTTCCGTGGTTCCTCGCCTGTTCTCACGACGCCCCCGGTTATCCCTTACTGGATCGCCCCGTACCGCAACGCCAACAGCAAGTTCTGGATTCACGCCGGCGTCGCGCGTGTCTACTCGGATGACGGCTCGACGCAGACCGACCTGACGCCCACGACGGCGTATGCCGGCGCTATCGATGACCGCTGGACCGGTGGTTCTGCGCAGGGTGTCATGGTCATCAACAACGGCGTAGACCTGCCGCAGTTCTGGGCCGGCAACGTCGCCACGAAGTTCGCCCCGCTGACAGGCTGGAATGCCGTGTGGCGCTGCGCATCGATCCGCCCCTTCAAGAACTACCTTGTTGCCCTTGATGTCACGAAGTCAGGTACGCGGTTCGGGAACATGGTCAAGTGGTCCGCAGCGGCCAATCCGGGCGCACTACCTCCGACATGGGACGAAACCGACGCCACGAAGGACGCGGGTGAGCAAGACTTAGCGGAGACGACCGACTTCATGGTTGACTCCATGCCGCTCGGTGACTTAAACATCATCTATAAAGAACGGTCGATGTACGGAATGCAGTACATCGGCGGCACGTTCGTCTGGCGGTTCTTCCGCCTGCCCGGCGATGTGGGAATGCTGGCCCGTGGATGCGTTGTCAACACGCCCAAGGGCCATGTGGTGATGACTCCCGGCGATGTGATCTTGCACAACGGCCAAGGCCCGCAGAGCATCGTCAACGGTCGGATGCGTCGGTGGCTGTTCAACAACATCGACACCACTTACTTCGCCCGCTCGTTCCTGTGCGTCAACCAAGCACGCAACGAGGTATGGATATGTTTCCCCGAAGGTGGGCAGACGACTTGCACGCTGGCGCTGGTCTGGAACTGGGAGACCGACACCTTCGGTATCCGCAACTTGCCTAACGCCACCTTCGGCGGCTCGGGCTCGGTTGTCACTGCCAGCAATGCTACTTGGGCAGCGGACACCGAGACATGGGCTGTAGACGCAACCACTTGGAACAATGACGGCTTCTCGTCTACCGAGACGCGGCTGCTGATATCGGGCGCCGGTCCCCTTGTCTCGCTGATGGAGACCGGGGCGCTGTTTAACGGCGTCGCACCGACCTGCACGCTTGAGCGGACCGGGATGTCATTCGACAAGCCCGATGTGGTCAAGACGGTAAGAGCCGTCATCCCTCGCCTGGACGCAACGCCGGGAACGGTAGTAAACCTGCAAGTGGGTGGATCAATGGACGCGGAGGTGGCGCCTACGTGGTCCGCTCCCGTGAGCTACACGGTGGGCTCTACCTACAAGGCCGACTTCTTCGCCACGGGGCGCTTCCTGTCGTTTCGCATCACCAGCACCTCGGCGCAACCGTGGCGGCTCAAGAGCTTCGATGTGGAAATGCAAGGGCGCGGTAAATACTGATGTACACGCCGACCCCCATCCCGCTGAGTGCTGACGCGCTGCCCGCCTACCTCGCCACTGAGCTACAGGCGCTCTCTCAGAGCCTCTCGGCCTCGGTGCCTTTCCTGACTCTGCAAACACTCAATGCCGCACCCGCAAGGCCACGCGAAGGCATGATTATCAAGGTT